GTGTAACTTTTGCAAAAGTTACGTGTACTGCAATTAGTTCTACTCAATGGAAAGTTGATGTAGAGTCTGGTTGTACTGGTACACCAGCAACTCCGTTTAGTGCGGCAGTAAGTTAATAATAATTTAGTGTGGGGCTTCGGCCCCACATTTAAATTTAAGGAGAATATAAAATTATGTATAAAAGTGATGTAAAAGCAGTAAGAGTCACAGGCACTGGAGCAGTATTTGCAGGCAGAACAAGACTTAGAGGTATCATTTTAGAAAATGATCATGCCACTGATACTCAATCAATTACTCTACAATCAGGTGGAGTAACTCAGTTTCTAGTAAGCTGTCCAGCTGGAGATGTTTTTGCTTTCAATATTCCTGAAGATGGAATTGTATTTGAAAGTGGTATGACTACTTCTGCAATCGGTGCTAACGTTGAAGCGACTGTATTGATTGATAAGTAGGAGGTTAAATGGCTAACACTACCTCTGGGACTGCAACTTTTGATAAAACATTTGCTGTCGATGAAATAATCGAAGAGGCTTATGAAAGAATAGGTATGCAAGGAGTTTCTGGTAATCAATTAAAGATGGCCAGAAGATCTTTAAATATCATGTTTCAAGAGTGGGCTAATCGTGGTCTTCACTATTGGGAAGTTGCAAATAACAATATTACGTTAGTTGCAGATCAAGCAGTATATACAATGTTTAGATCAACAGGTGATGGCACATCTAGCACCACAGCTGTTTATGGGGTAGATGATGTATTAGAAGTGGCTTATAGAAACTCAAATGTAGATTCTCCTCTTACAAAAATAAACAGATCACAATATCAAGCTTTATCAAATAAGACAGCTACAGGTCAACCTACACAATATTTTGTTCAAAGATTAATTGATAGAGTTACAATTACTTTGTACCTAACTCCTGGATCTTCTGAGGCAGGAAAATTTATAAATTATTATTACGTAAAAAGAATTCAAGATGTAGGTGACTACACAAATGCAACAGACGTACCGTATAGATTTGTACCTTGCATGTGTTCAGGTTTAGCGTATTATTTAGCGCAAAAATTTAAACCACAACTAATTCAACAAATGAAACTATTGTATGAAGATGAGTTTCAAAGAGCTTTATCTGAAGATGGATCTCCTTCTAGCACGTACATTAGTCCTAAAGTTTATTATCCGGAGGCATAATGGCAACATCTTCGGGAAAATATGCAAAATTTATTTCTGATCGATCGGGTATGGAATTTCCATATTCTGAAATGGTTATTGAGTGGAATGGTTCAAGAGTGCATATATCTGAGTTTGAACCTAAACAACCACAACTACAACCAAGAGCACACACTGCAGATCCACAAGGATTATTGAATGCAAGACCAGATAGAGTAGAACCCGCTGTTGCAAGAGTATTAACTTTAAACCCTCTTAAAATTACAGATGGTTCTACAACTGTAACTGTATTTGAAGAAAATCACGGTAGATCAACTGGCGATGTAGTCAGATTTAGAAATGGAGAGGGCAGTTTAGGTATAACATCTACAGATATAAATAAATCTGCGGGATTTACAATTACTAAAGTTGATGATAATAATTATACATTTACAGCTGCTGGAACAGCAACTGCAAATAGTAATATTGGAGGAGGAGAAATATCGGCTGGTCCGGTTACACTATCACCATAATGGCAGGATTAAGTTATTCAGATTTAGTTACAAATATTAGAAACTACACTGAGGTTGATGCTAACGTGTTAACAACAGCTGTTTTAGAAAATATAATTTTAAATGCTCAATATAAGATAATGAGGGATGTCCCTATTGATGCAGATAGAAAACAACAAACAGGTAATTTAGTAGTGGGTCAAGAGACTATCAATGCACCTGCTGGATGTTTATATGTAAGAGCATTACAGGTATACGATTCTACCTCTGCTACAACAGGAGCCAATACTTTTTTAGAGAAAAGAGATGTCACATTCTTACAAGAATACGTACCATCAACTGAGTCAGCAAAAAGAGGAAAACCAAAATATTATGCTATGTTTGGAGGAGCTACAGGTAATACAGATACTACATCAGGAAGAATGATGTTTGCGCCTGTCCCAGATCAAACATATAAATTTAGAGTTCATTTTGAAGTAATGCCAGATACTTTAAGCTCTTCTAATGTTACTAATTATATTAGCCTTAATTTTCCAAATGGGCTTTTATATGCGTGTCTAGTGGAAACATATGGATTTTTAAAAGGTCCAATGGATATGTTGACATTATATGAAAATAAGTATAAACAAGAGATACAAAAGTTTGCTAGTGAGCAAATTGGTAGACGTAAAAGAGACGACTATACAGATGGAACAGTTCGTATACCAGTCCCTTCTCCGTCACCGTAAAAGGAGATTAAATTATGGCAATTACATCGGCAATTTGTACGAGTTTCAAAGTAGAAATTTTAAAAGGAGTGCATAATTTTACGGCATCTTCTGGTGACACATTTAACATAGCTTTATACACAAGCTCCGCTTCATTAGGAGCCGCTACTACAGCTTACACTACATCAAACGAAGTATCAGGATCTGGATACACAGCAAAAGGAAATGCACTTACAAGTGTTACACCAGTTGCTGATAGCACAACTGCAGTTTGTGATTTTGCAGACACTAGTTTTACATCTGCGTCTTTTACAGCAAGAGGTTGTATGATATTTAATGATTCAGCTTCAGGTGATCCAGCAGTTTGCATAATTGATTTTGGATCAGACAAAACTGTAACAAGCGGAACCTTCACAATTCAATTTCCAGCAGCAGACGCATCAAACGCTATAGTTAGAATAGCATAAGGAGGACCTCCTTATGTCAACTACCTGGGGACAAAATTCTTGGGGTGATAACTCATGGCAGTCTAATACTGTAACCATAGCAGCTACAGGACTCTCTACAACTTCTTCAGTTGGAAGCGGTACAAACATGGGTGTGCCTCAACAAGGTTGGGGTGGTAAAGCATATGGTCAAAACGAGTATGGTGAACTTTCAGATAATACCGTATCATTAACTGGTCTTGATTTAACTTCATCAGTAAACGCGGCTGGTTTATTATCTTTTACATTAAATGGTTGGGGTAGAAATACTTGGAACTCAGAGTCTTGGGGTGACAGTGATAACCCTGTTGTAACATTATCTGGTCAAGGTTTAACTTCATCTCTTGGTTCACCAACAGCGTTTAATTTAACAGGTTGGGGTGGAACCGGTTGGAACATTGGAGAATGGGGTGCAGTAAACGACAACACTGCACAATTAACTGGTTTATCAATGACAGCTTCTCTTGGTTCAACAATAGAAGCATACAACGAAGTAGGTTGGGGCCGTGATGGTTGGGGTGAAGAATTATGGGGTCAAGCAAATGACTTTGCTATAATTTTAACTGGACTAAGTTCAACTTCTTCTGTTGGTTCATTATCACCTGCTGATGTAATGGGTGTAACTGGACAGTCTGCAACAGTAAGTCTTGGTTCAGCTACTATGGTTGGAGACGTTTCAGTAACTCCAACAGGACAATCAGCAACTGCATCACAAGGCTCATTAGATCCTGCAGATCAAGTAATGAGTCCAACAGGTCAATCAGCGACTGCATCACAAGGATCGTTATCACCTGCAGATGTAATGGGTATAACTGGAGTAAGCGCTACAGTATCTTTAGGAAGTTCAGACATAACTACAAATCCTATAGTTATACCTACAGGACAATCAATTACATCTTCTGTTGGGTCAATATCACCTGCAGATGTAATGGGTGTAACAGGTCTGTCTTCTACGTCTTCAGTTGGATCAATATCTAATATAATCAATGTAACACCTACAATAACAGGTCAATCTGCAACTGCTTCTGTGGCCGCATTTGGTACTGCTTCAGGCTTTGGAATTCAAGCATATCAAGATGTTGACACAGGTTCAAATACATCGTATACAGATGTAGCATAGGAGAAAAAATATGGCATCAACATACACACCTTTAGGAGTAGAACTTCAGGCAACTGGTGAAAACGCCGGTACATGGGGGACTAAAACTAATACCAATTTACAACTTATAGAACAAATTTCTGGTGGATTTACTCAGCAATCAATAGCTGGTGGTGCACAGACTACAACATTATCTGTGTCTGATGGATCAACAGGTGCTGTACTTTCTCACAGAATGATAGAATTCACAGGTACTATTTCAGGAAATCAAATTGTTACAATTCCTTTAGATGTACAAACTTTTTATTTTTTAAGAAACTCAACATCAGGTTCACATACGGTACAATTTAAATATGTATCAGGATCAGGTGATAGTTTTACTTTTGCAGCGGATGACAAAGGAGATCAATTAATTTTTGCATCAGCAAATGATGGAACTAATCCTGACATAATTACTTTAGCGTTTGGTTCAGGTGATGGAGATGTTACAACAACTGGAACACAAACATTATCTAACAAAACTTTAACAGCTCCTAAAATTGTAGATGCAGGTTTTATTGCAGATGCAAATGGAAACGAACAAGTTATTTTTCAAACAACATCTTCTGCAGTAAATGAAGTAGAAATT